AGTAGCCTCCTTCTTAAATAACTTTGACAGTATATCAAAAGTGAACCTTTAAAACAACATGCATGCTTCATACAATTTGAAATATGGTAAAATAAAGAATGAAAGAGAGGTTCTTATGACAAAGACAGAAGTAATCCAACGTCTCCAAAAAGATCTGGGAATTCCTAGATTTCAGGCTTATATAGAGGATAAAGATTACTCCGAAGAGGAGTACGACCAACTAAAAAAAGATTTTGAAGCCTATTTCACCAACTACGTTTCAAATGTTTCAGCAGATTTTGAAGGCGGATTGGATAATAAATAATTTATACCTCAAAATCATCTATCATCATATTACGAATCCCCAGTCACTTGTACTAGACTAGGGACTTTTTTTATTAGAAAACAAAAAAGCCGTCTCATTCTATGAGATGGCCATGGAATCAATCTAGCAAATATCTAAGCAAACCCAGAAATCAACGATTTAAGATAAACAAAAAGCCCATAACAACGGGCTTTTTGCAAAATGAATCTTAAAATTAAAGCATTTTGTTGTAGAGCTAAGCTAGGTTTTTCTTAGCTATCTATTCAACCTAAGAAGCTAGTAAAAACTAGCATTATATAGGAAGAAAGTTTTTATAGATTGCTTTACAATTTACCTAAAAGTTAGCAAATAGGTAAGCAAAATAGATTTACAACGTTGTCAATTTACGAGTTCAGCAGGCAAGGAACTAGCACCAGCAAGGTGCTTTTTTAGTTGTCTCCACCTAGTTCTTTTATTATATCCGATACCTTTTCTAAACTTAATGTTTCGTGTGGCTCAACTCGTTCACCCTCTAAAACGTAGTCATGTATCTTACCATTCTTTCGGACAATCTTGACAGTATCACCTTTAATAAAACCATTGTCCATAGCCTCTTTAAATTCATCATAGGTTAGCATTATATTATTCTCCTTTCCTATACTATTCGTAATTGATACAGAAAAATACGTATCTTTTTTAGTAATTCTATTATAGCGAAAACATTAGCATAAATTGGTATAGACACCCTATTAAAAACTGGAAAAAATTGCGTGCGATGTAAGACAACACCTTGTAGTGGCTCTCCAGACGGAAATATAGGGGCGGGGGTGCATTTAAAAATAGCCCGAATGTTATCGGACTATTATTTGTATAGGGCGTATTAAGGACGTTATAGGGGTGTTTTAGTTTGTCTCTTTTGGGCTACCGTCTGGGTTAAGATAGCCTTGCTGAATACCCCATTCAACTTGGTCGTCATGCCATTGTTGACGTGCCTCATTCTGACCTTGCTCACGCGCAATCTCGGGTGAATTTGCAGGTATGCCACCATAACCATACTGTTCTTGAGCTTGTTGTGACGTGTCTTGTGGTGGTGTTACTCCGTCAGCTTGCGTGCTAGGTGCTTGCTCGCTTTGTGTCGGTTGTTCCTGCGTTTGAGACGTTTCACTAGGTTTTTCTTTAGATGAACTATGTGAGCTATATTTTGATACCTTTGTAACTGTCGTAGGTTTGTTTTTTACTTCCTTTGTTTTCTTACTTGGTTGCATAGTAACGAGAGCAACAACAATTACAAGGATAGCTAATGGCAATATATACCACTTATATTTCTTAAGGATACCCATATCTTTACCTTTTCTACTTGGTTTCTATGACACATTATAGCCCAACTATTCCATTCATTCAATCCATTATCGGATATTGTCTTACTAACAACATTCTACTATTAACGTTTCATTCTACTATTTTCTAACATTTATGGTTTCCATTCCGACATTTTCCAACAATATAGTAGTGTTTATACCAACATTTCCCAACAATCTAAAAGCGCTCAGATAACCCAAGCGCTTAATTACCTATGCTTCACTGCAACCCTCAAAGCTATCACAAACACGGTTGAATGGCTCAAATAGATTGCTATCTGATACATACTTAGCAACCAGTGTATAGGCGTTGTTAGCCTCGTTCTTGCTGATTGTGGTCTTTACAGTCGGTTGCTCATAAGTTCCGACCATGTAACCAAGGATAGCGTAAGAGGTTGTTTGCGCGTGATCCATAGTTTCGAATTCATGTTTAAAAGTGAAAGACCTAGCGTGGTCTGAATGTTTTAATAGTGTCATAGCATTACCTATCCTTTCCTTAATCAGTATAAGTTACAAAGACACTATCCTTTAGGCTTTGCACACTTACAACGTTTTTATCAATCATAAAGTCATTGATACGAGTTTCAAACTCTACGTCGTTTTCAATTCTACCCTTTTCAAAACCAAATTTTTCATGTATTCCGTCTGATACGAGTTCCCTAGTAAATAGTTTAATTTTCATTGTTTGGTGTCCTTTTCTTTAAAATTGTTACCTTGTGACTTTGTTGTTACTCTTTGCTCCGTTGTTTGTAACGCCTTTAAAACCAGTGACGACAAGGGTTTAAGGTGTGTTTGTAACTTTGTTACATTGTTTTCCTTATACTCTTATATATATGTATATGTTCATATTCTTTATTTAAAGAATAGATATAGAAAGTAACAACGTTACAGAATACCCACAAACCCTTTTATATCAAGGGTTTTGACCGTTACTTTTTACGTTACTTTTTATAATAAAGAAAGTAACAACGTTACATTATTTTGTTTTGACTATCGAACGATGTGGGTCTTTAAGGTCTTCACGATAAACTTTCCACGGGTCTAATGTGTCAAAATCTTTCGTTCTCGTTCTGTAAGGCTTCACCTCGTAGTTATAAGGCGTTAACTCCTTTAGAATAGTAATGATTTTTGCGCCTGCACCATACGCGCTAGGGTATTTAACCCCCATATTTTCGGCATACTCTATTAACCGTCTATTAATTATAAAGATAGGCACACATTCCAATTCATGCCAACCTTTGATAATGTACGCATTCTTAACAAACGAAAGTACATAGTCATTATCTTCTTGATAATCCTCTAACAAGTCTTTGACTACTTTAGGCTCAATAAATTGGGTGAAAGGATCTTGGTTAACGGCTTTATACAGAACGTATTCTAGGACGTCTTTATCAGCTAAGAACTCGTTCTTAATCCAAGGCTTTTCGGTTTGACCGTTAAAGTCTGCATTAAACGGTACAATCATAATACGACGATACCAGCCCTTTGTTTTATTTCCACTATGAGGGATATAGTTCCCCGAAAAGATGTTAAAGAGCTTGAAAGTTGCTTCAAAGGCTGGTCTCCCTTTTGGGTTAACCAGTACAGTGTCACCGCTGGTGATACTCATTAGGTCAGACGGGTTTTGTAGGCGTTCATTAGGTGCTTCATCCCCGATATTACACACCTTACCTACAAGCGTTTCTAAATTAAACTTGTCGCTAAACTGTGCAGGCTTTAAAGCTGACACGTTGCTTTCACCAATTAGATTGATAAGCAGGCGCTGAAATGTTCCTTTACCGTTGTTACCGTCACCATATAAAATAGCGAACTTATTACGGGTATAGTTTGGGTTGATAGCCTCTAGGATTATCTGCCAAAAAAGGGTTATTAGCTCACTATCACCACAAGCGATAGAACTTAACCAATCATCAAACGTGTTCCCCTCTCTATCCTTGGGGATAAACTTAGGCGGATTGTAAGCAGTGGCTATCTTGCTGGTAATAATATACTTAGGGTCAAATGGTCGTAGTTGTTTGTTTTTCAAGTCTAAGATACCATTCTGTACTGGTACTAAGTTAGCACTTTCTAGTGGTTTTCTTATCTTCGTCATGGTACGTACCATCATTTTGATTTGCTTCCAGTCGTTTGGCTTTATTCTATTATCAAACGTCTTACACAAAACATTGAACTCGTCTGTGCTAGCGGTATAGATACCCTCGTCGAGATTATACAGATAGAGTAAGCTATTATCAGCGGTGTTAGACTTGGAAATAAAAGTAAACGTTGCAATTTTGCTCAACTCTTTAGCAACCGTATGAATAGGTGGCAGTGGAATTTTGACACCCAAACCATCATTTCCTCTACCAACGGTCTCTGCGTGTTCCTTGCGCCATAGCTCACCAGCTTGATAGATACGGTCTAGTACCTCTTTCATAGTCTTAGGTGGCTCAATAACCTTGGTTTCGTTAAGTTGCTCTTGCAATTCGTCAATATTAATTTCCATTGACACCTCTCTTTCTTATTTCTGATCTAACAATACTTTCAAAAGTCCTTGCTAGTTCCTCGACTGGTAAAGGGTTATCTGTAACGCTATTCGCTATGGTTGTTAGCTCATAGGCAGTGGCTACGTCAGCATCAACCCACTTTGATAGTAATAACCCTACAAACCTAGTTACCGCGACATTACGCCCACCCTCGTCACCAAAGCCATGTAATAGGGTATCAAGCACGCGCATGGTAATTGTTTTATTACCGCTTTGGCGTGGTGTGTGATAGCGTGGTTTCTGACTAGCCGTAACTGTATTGGCTACGGGATAGTCACGTCCTCTATTTACTATCTTTTCATAGTCAGCAGGGTCTCCAGTGGTTACTGGTAAACCTTGTAACTGCGACCATGTTAGGCTTGTACTGTCGAAAGGTAGCCCGATTTTACTTGCTATCTCTTGGACAGTCTGCCTATAGGTCTGCTCGTTCATTACGTCGCTTGGCTTTACTACAAGCCTATAACGTGGCTTTTCTTGTGTGTGCTTAATTGTTGGGTAAATGATATAAGAATAGCCATGTAAGGCGTTCTCGACAACGCTAGGAAAGTCTATGTTAGCCTCTAGCTCGTCATAGTCCAAGAAAATCAAGTCACGATAAACCAAACTAGCGTTATTGCGTTTGTAGTTGCCGTTCTCATCTTGTTTCACCATGCCAGTAATACAGTAAGGGGCTGAACTGCGCTTAAAATCGTCTATATTTGTACCTTGTGGCACTCTACTAGGTCTAAATTCAGCGATATAGTCAAAGGGGGCTTTTTTATCGAATAAATGCAAATCATTCCCAAAGCCTACACTTTCATAAATAGGCATTAAATCACCCCCTTTTTAGTTATACACGCCTAGAAAAGCTAGAATATCACTGACACGATAATATACCTTTCGCGTGTCTTCCACTGGTGGCTGATAGCGTTTAAGCCCTGCCTCTTCCCAACGTCTTAGGGTGTTGTATTTAAGCCCTAGCTCGTCCATTGCTTGCTGGGCAGTGATTAGCCCTAACTGGTGTTTATCTAGTTTAGAATAACCCTCTAGGGCTTTATCTAATACCGATATAACCCCTTGGGCAAGCTCTTTTTGGTATTCTTCGCTTAGAACTTGCATATTAGCTCCTTTCCAGTATTTTCTCGTATGCAGTCACGTCTTCGATAGACATTAGAACGTCGAGCCTTTTCTGCTCGTTCTTGACTTGGTTTTTAAGAGAATTAAGCCCCTCTAACAGTTCCTCTTTGGTTTCTGCGATATAGTAACCGCTACGAATACCAACCCTAACACCAATGATAGGAACACCATAGCGAATAACTAGGTTACTGATAGCACTATATATTAGACGAGGTGTGTAACCCGTGATAGTGGCTATCTCTCCACCAGTCGTAGCGTTAGCACATCCTTTCTTTAGAATTGCTAAGACTGCCATTTCTGCCTCTTGTAGTCTATTCCTTTTCATTTAGACCTCTTTCTTGACTACTTACAATAATTTGCCCATTCATCCACATATCAGTGGCGTCCATTAAAAACTCAAGCACACTTTCTAACTTCTTGCGGTCTTGTGGTGGGTAACAATCTAATTTATTTTCAAGGGAAAAAGCTAACATAGTGTTATAAGCCTCTTCAAGATCTAAGCCAAAGTTTTTAGCTCTTTCGGATGATAAGTTAAATTTTTCTGTCATGATATTCCTCTTTCTAGTTGTTATAATTGCCTTGTGATTGAATATAAGCCCCGTAGCGTGTGCCTACGTTGCGCGTGGTGTTATCTGTCACGCTATCAGTTTTAGGCTCTATATCAAGCTGAAAATAGCTCTTTTTAAGCCATAGAACAGTTAAGGCAAGCGTTAAAATGATAGCTAGGACAATAAACTGGCTAGCTGATAAATTCAATTCAGTAGCCATGATTTACTCTCCTTTTTCCTCTGCCTCGTATGCTCTTAATTCCTCTGGGTTATCACATTCGAGTAGGTAAAATGCAATTCTGTCTAGGTCGTTAGAATAAATTTCTGCCATATCAAAGACTGTTTCAAGAAACCTATCTGTTTCATGGCGTAGTAGTCCATTGTCTGCCCCTGCGTGCTTTGCGATCATAAGAGTGTTAGCATGGTGGCGTAGTGCTTGCAAACCAGACATGATATTAGTTAGGTCAGTGCCTAGGTTGTTAGTTTGTTTTACTGTAAGTGTGTTATTCTTTGTTTTTTTAGCCATTGTATTTACCTCAATCGTATTCTTTAGTTGCTATTTTTAAGAGGTAGCGCTCTAAGTAGGGGTATGCGATACCAGCAATTCATGGTATAATTGAGGTATCTAATTTCGATTGCTAAAACCCGACATAATATGGCTTGCCTGCCAGTGTGTTGCGTTTTAGTTGTGGATAGTTAAAGGCTTGTGAGTTTGGCGACTGCTAAGCCTTTTTTTGTTGCTCTTATTCCTCAACGGCTAAGAGTTCATCAATACTAACATTTAGATAGTCAGCAACTTTTCGCAAAGTGCCAATATCGGGGTGCTTGGTACGCTCGTAATAAAGTGCAGTTAGAGCACTTTTAGAAAGCCCAGTTCCTTTTGCTAAATCTGACACCTTTTGGCGTTTCTTTGCAAGTAAAACTCGTAAATTATTTTTCATTGCTTACTCCTTGTTGAATTTATTGTGCAACATTTATATTGCTAATTGTATTTTAGTGCATATAAAGTGCAAAGTCAAGTAAAAAAACATTGATATATTGCATTTTTTGTTCACTTAAATAAAAAATAGTGTTATACTGTTTTAGAAAGGTATAGTAAAAATATGAATAGATTAAAAGAATTGAGACAAAGTAAAAAGAAAACCCAGCAAGAACTAGCTGATATAGTTGGTGTCACAAAGAGAACATATATCTACTGGGAACAAGGGGAACGCCAAATAAAGAGAGAAAAAGCTATTCAATTAGCAAAGTTCTTCAATGTTAGCCTAGGGTATTTGTTAGGTTACGTTAATAGATACGAGCCTTATTATAGTGATGAAATATTTATAGGTGACGGAAAAGGGGGCTATACTTCTTTAAGTAGTGAACGTGATGAAGAACTTAGAAAACTTTTCTATAAACACGTAGAGGAAAAATTCACTGATTTTCTTAAAAGTTTTGATTTCGTTATCACCGATAATGAGATAAAAGCAGTTCTAAGCCTTATTTCAAACCTTAATATCAATAATTATGAAAGTGACGAATTCTCCCGTTTGGTAAACCCAGTAATGGAAGATAAGATAAACTTAAAATATATGGGGTATTCAAAACTCGGTGAGGGCTTTTATTCTTGGAAAGCATACGAGAATTTTAAAAAATCACTAGGCATTGATACCGACCACACTTTATAGATAATCGATATAAACCAATCTAAACCCGATATAATATGGCTTGCCTGCTGATGTTTAGAAAGGTTTATCATGGAAATTAACGAGATAAAGAAAAAAGACGGGTCAACCGTCTATCGTGCTAATGTTTATCTTGGTGTTGATGTAATCACTGGTAAGAAAGTTACAACTAAAGTAACCGCTAGGACAAAGAAAGAACTCAAGACCAAAGCCCAACAAGCACAATTTGATTTTAAAGCTAATGGATCAACACGCTTTAAGGCTAGCACTATTACAACATATAAAGAACTAGCTTTTTTGTGGTGGGATAGCTATAAGGATACTGTAAAGCCTAACACCCAAGATAATGTTTACAAGATTTTAAATAACCATATCTTGCCTTTGTTTGGCAGTTTTAAACTAGATAAGCTAACAACTCCACTAATACAGTCGATTATCAATAAGGTTGCTAATAAGACCAACAAAGGAGAAACGGGGGCTTATCTCTATTATGACAAGATACACGCGCTTAACAAGCGTATTTTACAGTATGGCGTAGTCATGCAAGCTATACCGTTTAACCCTGCGCGTGAGGTTATTCTCCCTAGAAATATCCAAAAAGCAAAGCGACAAAAGGTTAAGCACTTTAACAACGAGGAACTAAGACAATTCATTGATTACTTAGATAGCCTAGACAGTAATAGATACCGTTATTACTATGAAACCGTGCTATATAAGTTCTTACTTGCCACTGGTTGCCGTATTAACGAGGCTTTGGCTCTCTCATGGTCTGATATTGACCTTGATAATTCTGTTGTCCATATAACCAAGACTTTAAACTATAAACAAGAGGTAAACAGTCCTAAGTCAAAAGCTAGTTACCGAGATATAGACATAGATCAGCAAACCATAACCATGCTGAAAAAATACCAACGTAAGCAAACCCAAGAGGCTTGGAAACTAGGCAGGACTGAAACAGTGGTATTCTCGGACTTTATACACGAATACCCTAATAACCGTACCTTACAAACTCGATTAAGAACACACTTTAAACGCGCTGGAGTGAATAACATAGGTTTCCACGGTTTCCGACATACTCATGCTAGTTTGCTCCTTAATTCGGGTATTCCTTATAAGGAGTTGCAACACCGCCTAGGACATTCTACTCTTTCAATGACTATGGACACATACAGTCACTTATCCAAAGAGAACGCAAAAAAAGCCGTCTCATTCTATGAAATGGCTCTAAAATCTATATAAAAGTAAGCAAAAAGGTAAGCAAATTGCTGAAACAGTATTTTAAAACAAAGAAAAAGCCCATAACAACGGGCTTTTCGATACAATAATCTTAAAATTAAAGCATTTTGTTGTAGAATTCAACGACAAGTGCTTCGTTGATTTCT